CTCGGTAAGAGTCCGGATGGCGTTTCCACCATGTCGGTTATAATTCCAGCTCTTGGGGTCAACATAGTCAGGACAGCCCCTGATCCAGGGATCTCCGGTTCTCGAACCGGATCGTCGCCGGGCTCCATAGGTGTACCTGTCTCCACTAAGTCCTCATGTATTTGGACTAATGAAGTCCCTTCGGGGACAGCCATTGCCATCTCGTTTGATCGATAGACATTGCTCTGTACCTTACGAGCTATCTCGATATCTAACCAGCCGCGCACCGAACGCCAAGCCCGAATTAAGGCTGAACGTTTCGCTCCTCCGAAGTCCTGAGAACTTCGTTCAAAGAAGTTTGGAAGAGCAGGAATACCAGCTAGGGCATCCCTGATCTCCTCAATACGCGACCAGATCTCATTGAGATCGTCTAGATTCGGTCGCTCCAAAGCCTGAAGCGCTTTCTGTAGGTCATTTAACTCTACTCTCAGCTCACCAATTAACGGAACTGCAACGTATACGTTCCAGGCTTCTGCCTGTAAGTTATCGTTGTCGAACCAACTATCGATGTTTCCACCGTAAGTTCCCTCCGGTATCAAGACCTTTTCAAGTCCGATCCGGTGGCGCTCTAGAGAAAGCTGAGTCTTAGCCTTTAATGAATCCCACAAACGCTCTCCAATCGCTTGGAGAACATCTGAGCTAACTTCCTTACCTATACCAGGCCGCGACTGTAGGAGCCATTCCATTACTGGAAGGCCCCATGGTGCACCTGGTCTAGATAGTAAGATAGCCAGACCCTGGAGACGTGATTTAGACTTCAACACGGCTGGCAGCCGTGCCGATGCCTTGTAACCGTAGCCGAGGACTTTGGCCGCGCGTCGTAATGTCACCATCAACGACCCGCTGGTTCCAAAACGGCAAAGGATACTCTCAAGGATACCCGGATCCGCTTTAGCGGCACCAAGAGCCAAGAGAGATATACCTGAGACGTCTTTTCCACAAGAGAAGGTTCGCTTCGAGAACTCGAAACTTGCGGTAGACGAAATCAAAGACTTCGCCAGGCACACTCGACTCCGATCACTCGGAGAAGAGCCATATATTCATGAGCCACTGCCTTATTTGCTAAGACGATATCGTCTCCAAGGAGCGCGTATTCTTTAAAGAAACCTACTATGCCAGTTGCCTTATAGGCGGCGTATTGTACTAGGACATGATGGGTCAAACTGAACGTGGCCCAAGAGGTAAGGGCGCCCATAGGCTGCCCCGCTCCGTACTTCAGGGCCTGGGGAGGCCCTGGGAACGCTACCTTACCGTTAGGTAAGATATTTGGAGCTACATAATAGCGCTCGACTAAAAGTCGAGCCCACAGTTCAGCTAGTCTCGGTCCAATAATAACCGACATCAATGCCTGTTGCAATGCTAATGGAAATCGGTCTGTCGCGGCTGAAAGATCCAACGACCAAAACTTCCGGTACCCAAGGGTTACGAGCC